GTAGGCCTGTTTTTCTCTCCACAATTTCTCAACGTTATCCACAGATTTCTGGGGATAACCTCGGAAGCTTAAAAAGGTTGTCCACAGGGCTTGTGGATTGTTTCGGAAGGTGGTCACGTTGAGTGAGATTCTTGATGCTGCGCAAAGCGGTGATCGGCGTGCGACCCTCGAGGCTTTGCGTGATCAGATCGCTTTGGTGATCGACGCACCTTCAACAACGGGTGCGGAGTTGGCTTCGCTTGCACGGCAGATGATTGTGGTGACTGAGATCCTTGAGGGGATTTCTGATGGGCAGGCGGTGAATCTTGTTAATGACCTCGCAGCTAAACGAGCTTCTCGGAAGCCAGGTGCCAACGCATCTGGTCGTGCCGCCAGCGGCGGTTAGTTCTGCTGGTGCCGAGGCGGTCGAGTTGGCTGCGCTTGCTGGCCTGTTTCTTGATCCGTGGCAGGAGTTGGTGTTGCAGTCGGCTTTGTCGGAGCGTGCTGATGGGCGGTGGGCTGCGCTCGAGGTTGGTCTTGTGGTTCCACGCCAGAATGGCAAGGGGTCGATACTTGAGGCTCGTGAGCTCGCAGGTATGTTTCTGCTGGGTGAGGAGCTCATCTTGCACAGCGCTCATGAGTTTAAGACTTCGCAGGAGGCGTTTCGCAGGGTTCGTTATCTGATTGAGAATTGTGATGATCTTGATCGGATGGTGAAGCGGGTTCGTACGTCGAATGGTGAAGAGGCGATTGAGTGTAAGAACGGTTCGAGGTTGCGGTTTGTTGCTAGGTCTTCTGGGTCTGGTCGTGGGTTCACTGGTGATTGCATCATTTTTGATGAGGCTTACAAGTTGTCGGCGGCGATGATGGCGGCGTTGTTGCCTACTTTGTCTGCTCGACCTAATCCGCAACTCTGGTATACGACGAGTTCGCCGCCTGAGATTGATGAGTTTTCGGAGCAGATCCGGCGTACGAAGGTGCGTGCGATGTCTGAGAACCCTGGCAGGTTGTGTTGGGTTGAGTGGTCTTCTGAGTTGAACGCTGATCCTGCTGATCCTGCTGTGTGGGCTGCGTCGAATCCTGCGTTGGGTCGGCGTATTGACCCGGAGTTTGTTGAGGCTGAGCGGCAGACGATGCCAGCGGAAGCGTTTGCTGTTGAGCGTCTTGGGGTGTGGAAGTCGCAGAGTTTGAGTGCGAAGATCCCGTTGCATGCTTGGGAAGCTGTGCAGGTTGACGAGTCTCCTGGCACTGATGGTGTTGTGTTCGGTATTGACTTGCCGCCTGATCGATCATCTGTGTCGGTTGCTGCGTGTTCGCCAGCTGGCGAGTACGGGTTTGCTGTTGAGCTTGCGGATCGTCGGCCCGGTACTGATTGGCTGATACCACGTTGCATCGAGCTCGCTGATCGTTACCCTGGCAGCGTGTTTGTCATTGATGGTGTTGGGCCGTCGGCTGGGTTCATCACCGATCTGCAGAACCTTGGTTTGAGCGTGCGGACCACTTCGGCTCGTGAGTATTCCGAGGCTTGCACAAGGTTGTTTGATGCGGTGATGGCTAAGAGTGTTACGCACACTGGGCAGGCTGAGCTTGTCGCTGCGGTCATGGGCGCTAACACTCGCAAGCTTGGTGACAGTTGGGCGTGGTCTCGGACCTCGAGCAGTGTTGATATTTCACCGCTGGTTGCTGTGACGTTAGCTTTGTGGGGTTGCGCTACTGCTCGTGAGACTCCAGAGCCTGTGTTGCCTCAAGTGTTCGCATATTAGAAAGGGCGGTGCCAATGTTTAAAGATACTCTTGCCACTGTTCTTGAGCTCGCTGGGATTATGACTGTGTGTGTTGCAGTGTTTTTGGTGTCACCAATTCTTGCCCTTGGTGTTGCTGGCGTGTGTTTGTTCGTTGTGGGCTTTCTGATTGACGGTGCCTGATGGGTTTCTTTAAACGTGAGCAGCGTGCGATCACACCTGATTCGATTATCGCTGCGGTTAATCAGATGCGTATGCGGACTGGTGCGCCAATCGTTGACGCTAACTCGGCGATGCGTTTGGCTGCAGTGTGGGCTTGCGTGCGACTCCTTGCGGGTGTTGGTTCGACGTTGCCGCTCGACCAGTACCGTGACGGGCCCGGTGGTCGTACACAGTTGCCGGCCAGTTCGCTGTTCCGTGCGCCAGCACCCAACGTAAACATCACCACATGGCTGTACCAGCTGTGGTCATCGTTGCTACTCGATGGCAACGCCTACGGTTTGGTTACTGAGACTGGTGTTAACGGGTTCCCTGTCACAGTCGAGATTCTCGACCCGGCCACTGTTCAGTGGCGGCACGTTGACGGCGAGTGGACAACACAGATTAACGAGAAGCGCATCAACCGTTGGCCTAACGGGCCGTTGTGGCACATGCCAATGTTTGTAATGCCTGGTATGCCGATGGGTATGAGCCCGATCAGCAGTGCCAAACAGGCTATCGGTTCAGGCATCAGCGCTGAGCAGTTCGGTGCACAGTTCTTCAACAGTGGCGGCAACCCTAACGCCATCATCTACTCGGACTCTGAGCTCACACCTGAGCAGGCACAGGGCATCAAGGGTGCGTTCATCAATGCCACACAAGGCAACCGTGAACCCGCCATCATGGGTTCAGGTTTAAAGTATGAGCGTGTGCAGATCAGTCCTGACGAGTCACAGTTTTTGGATTCGCAACGGTTTACGGTTGAGCAGATCGCACGCATCTACGGCATACCACCTGAGCTAGTCGGTGCAGCTGCATCTGGTAGCTCGGTGACGTATGCGAACCGTGAGCAGCGTGCAGCTGACTGGTTGTCCTTTGGTCTGATGCCGTATCTGATTCCGATTGAGGATGCGTTGTCGACGCTGGTGCCTCGTTCGCAGCGTGTGAAGTTTAATGTTGACGGGCTGTTGCGCTCCGATCTCAGTACCAGATATGCGGCGCATGCTGTTGGTATCGGTTCTGGTTTCCTCACAGTTGACGAGGCCAGAGCGTATGAGGATCTGCCACCGCTCGTCACTCCTGATCCTGTGCTTGCACCTGATCAGGTCATTGCCTGATGCCTTGGCATGTGGTGGAAGAAGATGCGGGCTGCTCGATTTCTGAGCCGTGGGGTGTTCGCAAAGATGATGATAATTCTTTGTCAGGCTGTCACGGCAGCGAAGCAGAAGCGGTTGGTCAGATCGCAGCGTTGTATGCGGCTGAGGCCGATAGGAGTTTACGAATGATCGATGAAACTGTTCACCCGTTGAGCCCACGCCAGAAGGCGCAGTATGAGGCCACTGAAAGCCTGGTCGAACTGTTCGGCCAGTACAATCAGGGTGTTGACGCTGACGGCGCTCACTACGCTGCTGTGTCGCCTTACGCTGCAGATGGCATGGTGTGCTCGAGTTGTGTGTTCTTTGAAGGTGGGCGTGGCTGTGAAGTAGTTGCAGGTGACATTGCACCTGCTGGCATTTGCAAACTGTGGGTGATCCCAGCAGACTTGATGACAAACCCTGAACCAATGGTTGAGGGTGAACCTGTTGTTGAGGTTGATCCTGAACCTGTTGTTGAGGTTGAACCTATGGTTGACTCTCAACCTGTACTTGATGGTTACATGCGCTCGGCTGATGGTGTGGATGTGCCAGAGCGTGAGGTGCGTAAGCTTGAAAAGCTTACGGTGCGTGCAACACCTGATGGTGGTGCGTTACTCGAGGGTTACGCCACCGTTTATGACTACGCCTACTCGATTGGCGATGTTGAGCGTGGCGGGTTCATGGAAACAATCGTGAAGGGTTCCGCAGCGAAGAGTGCTGGCGAGGCCGATGTGCGTTTGTTGATTAACCATGAGGGCATACCGCTGGCACGCACACGCTCCGGCACGATGACCTTGGAGTCTGATGACATCGGCCTGCGTGTTACCGCACAGCTTGACCCGCAGAACCCACTATCCGCATCGTTGCGTTCTGCGATGGAACGTGGCGACATGGACCAAATGTCCTTTGCGTTCCGTGTTCTGCGTGACGAGTGGAACAGTGATTATTCGGAGCGGAAGATTTACGAGCTCAAACTGTTCGATGTGTCGATGGTGACGTACCCTGCGAATCCTGCCACGGTGGCGAAGGTCCGCAGTGATGATGCACAAGGTTCTGAGCAGGCCGCAGGCCGCTCGGTAGAGATGGCTAAACGCCAACTCGAAGCAATACCAGCCCGCCGATAACAAGCCGGAACACATGCCGCCACCTGGCACATGTATTCCACTTGAAGTCACTAGCTGTTACCCAATCCTCAAACAAGAAAGGGCCCACAGATGTTGGACCAAATTCGTACCCTGATCGCAGCAGCGCTCGATGAGCGTGATGCGTCACAAGCTGCAGTTGAGGCAATCCTCGCTGTCGCAGAAACCGAAGGCCGTTCAGATATGACGGCTGAAGAAACAGAGAAGTTCGACGTTGCTCGTGCTGAGCTTCGTGAGATTGATGACAAGATCACCGCATTGCAGGCTCGTGAGTCTGACCTCGTGGATCTTGCTACCCGTTCCGACAAGGCCGCAGAGGTCAGAAAAGAAGTACTCCCGATGAATATCCGTGTTGTTTCAGAAGAGAAGACCTACCGTGCAGACGGTGAGCATGACTTTTTGAGCGATGCTATTGCTGCGAAGTTCGGCAATGACAACGCTGCGTCTGATCGTCTTGCTCGTGCCCGTGATGAAGCACTGTC